GCGACGGCTACCACAAGATCCACCTGTGTGGCGACTGCGGCACCTCGTGGCCTTGCGCGACCATCGCTGCCCTCGACCCCGAGGAGGCCCGTTGAGCAACCTGTGCGTGCTGCCGCACGACGAGGACGCCGAGGCGCTGCCCGCGCTCAGGCTGTGCAAGTCGCACAGGCGGCGACTCGAACACGACCTGCGAGACCTGCCGCGCCTGCACGCCGAACTCGGCGACGCCCTCACCCCCGGCACCGTCACCAACGGCTCGGGGCGCGTCTCGGGCAGCTCGTCCGCGCCGCTGCCCATCAACCCCGCCGTCGCCGACTGGCGCGACCAGATCCGCCACGACCTCGTCTGGTGGGCTATCTACGTCGCCGACGAGCGCGGCATCGGGCTGCCCATCGACCGGGTGCCCGACATCGCGGCGTGGCTCGGCCGGCACGTCGAGTGGATCGCCGGGCACCGGGTCGCCGCCGTCGAGTGCCCGCCCGTGATGCGGGAGCTGGTCGGTCGTGCGCGGGGCTTGCTGTCCCCGGACGGGCGCAAGCGGATCCAGATTGGGGCGTGCCACGACTCGGTGGAGGAGGGGCCGTGCGGCGGGACGATCTGGGCGACGTGCCGCGCCGAGGACGACCCGAGGCCCAGCGAGATCTACTGCGACGGGCCGTGCGGGCTCCGCAAGGACGCGATCGAATGGCGCAGGTGGGGGCGCGAGTACATGCGGGAAGGCAGGATGGCGGTATGACCCTGGTGGAGTTCCTGCGGGCGCGCCTGGACGAGGACGAGCGGGCGGCGCGCGAGGCCATCTCTGCGCTCTCCTGCGAGGACGGCGTTCCGGTCTGGCCGGACTACCAGACCTACTCGGACGGCGACCTGAACATCGCCTACGACTACCTCACCCGGTTCCAGCCTGCCCGCGTGCTCCGTGAGGTCGAGGCCAAGCGGCAGGTCATCGCGGAGCACGCGCCGAACCGCCACGGCGACTGCCGGACCTGTGGTGGCTCCGATTCCTGCGGCTGCATGGGCGGCGTCGACCACCCGTGCGACACGCTGCGCCTGCTCGCCCTGCCGTACGCCGCCCGCCCGGACTACGACCCGGCGTGGCGGCGATGACGGAGCGGATCAGCACCGAGCAGGCGGCGCGCGAGTACGGCATCCCCGCCCGCACCATCCGCCGATCTCGCCCCTGAATGCCCGCTGACATGGGAGAATGATCAGGTACGCGAGACCCCCGCGACGGGTGCAACCGTCCGGGGGCGTGGCCAACCTGAGAGAGCAGGTCGACATGCACAAGCGTAAGCCGCGCGCCGAAGTGCACGCGAGCAGCGTCAGCCCTGGAGCGGGTAACTCAGCGCCCGATAAGACCCGCGTGGATCCGCTCGCCGCCACCATCGCCCGAGAGTTCGACCTCAAGGCGCCCGGCGCGGGAGCGGGACTCCGCCGCCTGCAGATCATGAAGGTCAACGGCGAGGAGATCACGCTCGACGTCGCGCGCGCCGTGATGCGGACCTTCACCGAGTACCACGCCCGCCTCCAGCGCGAGGCCGAGCAGAAGCATCAGGGGGCTGTGGTCTACTACATGCGCCTCGGCGACATGGTGAAGATCGGATGGACCACCGACCTCGCCACCCGTCGGCAGGACGTCAACCCTCAAGAGGTCTTGGCCACCGAGCCCGGCGACATGAAGCTGGAACGCCAGCGGCATCAGCAGTTCGCGGACCTGCGGGTGCACGGCGAATGGTTCCGCCTCGAACCGCCCCTCACGGAATGGATCAGCGAGGTCAAGGCCCGCTCTACGATCGAGGCGTGACCGAACGGGATGAGCCCCACCAGCCGGGCGACTACGTGACCGCTCGCGACCTCGCCCGGCTGCTGCGGGTGCCGCTCGGAACCGTCTACCGGTGGGCGTCCGAGGACCACTGGAGACGCACCCGATACCGACCGATCCGCTACCACATGGACGACGCCGTGAACTCGAAGCAGGCGCGGGAGTTGACAACCGCCTGACCTGCACCGAAGAATCAGCACTCTAAGAGGTAGAGGTATCACCTCAGCTCCCCACGAACTCAGCCCAGGGCCCCGCCATCGGCGGGGCCTTTGGCGTTCGGGCTCCCACGTGGACGCGGCCCCGGCGCAGGAGCCCCTCCTGCACCCCACACCCACGGCAGGCGCACCGCCCTGCCCGGGGCCGCCACCACCTACCGCAACGACAACGTCTCCCGGCTGCGGTGCCCCTTCGACCTGATGCGGGTGGCCTGCCGCACCACGGCCCGGCGGATGTCGTTCTTCGACACCCCGAACCGCTCGGCCAGCACCGCCACCTTCACGGGCCCGGACTGCAGCGCATCGAGCAGCCGGGCGTCCAGATCAGCCCGGCCGGCCTTCACCTCGGCGCGGCCCTGTCGACGGGTGGCCCTGCTCGCGGCACGGGCGTCGGCACGGGCCCGGTCCTCGGAGGCGAGCACACCGAGGCGCCCCACCATCCGGCCCGACAGGTGCGCCCCGCAGTGCCGGCACACCCTGAACGTTCGGATGCCGAGCAGACCCCGCACGCCGATCGCCCCACCGCACGCAGGACAGTACGCATCCGCCATGTGCTGCTCCTCACCTAGATCAGCGTGAGCGTAACCAGCAGCAACACGCGCCAGCAGCCGCTGACCACATCAGGCAAGGAGGTGCCGTGCCCGTACCCGGTGGCACCACCGCCCGTGGCTATGGGTACGCCCACCAGCGCCTACGTGCTGCGCTCATGGCTGATGCGATAGGCAAACCGTGCTCGCGTTGTGGTCAACCGATGCTTCAAGGTCAAGAGCTTCACCTCGATCACACTGACGACCGCGACGGCTACCGAGGCATGGCTCACGCGTCCTGCAACGTCAAGGCAGGTGCCCGCAAAGGCGGCCGGGCGCGCGCCCGGCAACGCGCCGCGCGGCGAGGGTGGCGGACCAGTCGGGACTGGTAGCCGACCGGTCGCGGAGGGTACCCGGGGGGCGGGGTGATCACGGGCTGGGGGTCGCCGCGACCCGCACCACCCCGTCGTCATTTCTCTCCCTGCTTTTTTCGAGTCCCAGCATGATCACAAGGGGGTGCTGTGGCGAAGGTCTGCGAGGTGTGCGGCGAGGGCTTCGACGGCCACCCCACTGCGAAGTACTGCGGGGCTACGTGCCGGAAGCGGGCTCAGCGTCGTCCGGGTGGCGTGGACGCCGATCCGGTGGCGCCGGCGGGGGTCGAGGGCCCGGTGACGGCGGCGACTCTGTCGGAGCTTAACGCGGCGAAGCGCGCCGGTACAGCCCTCGGTGAGTCGGCGTTGGCGTTGGCGCGGCGGATCGATGGTGCGGCGCGGGACAGTGGTGCGTCGCTGGCGTCGCTGGCGCGTGAGCATCGGGCGACATTGGCGGCGGCGCTGGCGGACGCGGAGTCGGCGGCGGATCCGCTGGATGAGCTGCGAGCACGGCGTGACCGCAAGCGCGCTAGCGGTTGACCCGGCGTTCCGGTCGATCCCGCCGTATCGGCGGACGCTCGGCCCGGAGGTCGCGGATCTGTCCCGGTTGGCCGGATTCGGCCCCGACCCCGAGCAGGAACTCGCGCTCGACGCCATCTTCGCGATCGATGACAACGACCGGCCGGTGGCGTTCGAGGCGGCGGTGATCGTCGCCCGGCAGAACATGAAGACGGCGCTGTTCCAGATGGCGGCGCTGGGGTGGCTGTTCATCACCGACCAGCGGCTGATCGTCTGGAGCGCGCACGAGTTCGGGACTACGCAGGAGGCGTTCCGCGACCTCGACGTGCTGATCACGGGCTCGGATTATCTGCGGCGGCGGGTGAAGGCGATCCACCGCGGGAACGGCGACGAGGCGATCGAGCTGGTCGACGACCGGCGGTTGAAGTTCAAGGCGCGGACGAAGGGCGGCGGCCGGGGCCTGTCGGGCGACAAGGTGATCCTCGACGAGGGGTTCGCGTTGAAGCCCGAGCACATGGGTGCGCTGCTGCCGACGCTGTCGGCGCGTCCGGATCCGCAGGTGCTGTACGGGTCGTCGCCGGGCCTGCCGGAGTCGGCGGTGCTGCGGGCGATCCGTGACCGCGGCCGGGCCGGGCAGGACGGCCGGCTCGCATACCTGGAGTGGTGTGCGCCGCCGCCGGCGCAGGCGTGCCGGGACGGCGACATGTGCACGCACGCGCTGGACGCGGTCGGCTGCGGCTGCGATAAGCCGGAGTTGTGGGCGTTGGCGAATCCGGCGCTGGGCCGGCGGATCTCTGCGGAGCATGTGGCGGCGGAGCGGCGGGCGATGCCGCCGGCGGAGTTCGGCCGGGAGCGGATGGGCTGGTGGGATGACCCGCTGGGCGGTGAGTCCCCGATCGGTGCCGAGCAGTGGGCGGACGCGGCGGATCCGGATTCGCAGGTGACGGATCCGGTCGCGTTCGGCTTGGACGTGGCGCCGGATGCGTCGGCCGCGTCGGTCGCGGTGGCGGGCCGGAGGCGGGACGGCCTGGAGCACGCCGAGCTGGCCAAGCATGACCCGGGGACGGGTTGGGTGGTCGGCTGGCTGAAGGAGCGGGCGCGCAGGCATGGGCCGTGCGTCCTGGTGCTGGATCCGGGCGGCCCTGCGGGGGCGCTGATCCCGGAGTTGGCCGAAGCCGGCTTCGTGACCGATCCCGGGCCGGATCAGTGGCGGCTACATCTGATGGGCGCCCGCGAGTACGCGCAGGCGTGCGGGGCGCTGGTCGCCTCGATCTGCAACGAGAAGTTCCGGCACATCGACCAGGCGCCGTTGAACACGGCGGTCGAGGCGGCGCGGACGCGTCCGCTGGCGGATGCGTGGGCGTGGAGCCGTAAGGGCGGCGGGGACATCACGCCGCTGGTCGCCGTGACGCTGGCGCGGCACGGGCACGCGGTCCATGGGGTCGTGAAGCCGATGACACCGTTCGTGCTCCGCTAGGAGGGAGGCAGTCGTGGTCGTGATGGCCGGCCGGATCCCGTTGGACCGGATCAACCGTGAAGCGCGTCAGGTGCGTTTCTGGCGGGCGCTGCTGACCGTTCTGGGCGGTGTGCTGTTCGGGATGGGGTGGGTTTCCGCGAAGGTCGTGCAGGTGTTCTGGCTGGCGACGGTGTGGTCGGTGACCGCGGTCCGGCTGGGCTGGCAGGAGGGCCGTCGTGGGTCTGCTCGACCGGATTAACGGGGCGATGACCGGCCGCCTGGCGGCGAGCCGGTCGGATCCAGCGCTGAGCCTGGACCAGTGGGCGAACTACTTCGGGTTCGGCGGGTTCGACTATCCGATCCTGCAGACGTCGATGAACACCATCGACGAGGAGACGGTGGCGCGGACCGCGTCGGTCGCCTACAAGTCCAACGGGCCGGTGTTCGCGCTGACGCTCGCACGGCTGCAGGTGTTCAGCCAGGCGCGGTTTCAGTGGACGCGGTTTGTGGGCGGGCAGCCGACGGACCTGTTCGGGTCTCCGGAGCTGGGCGTGCTGGAGCGGCCGTGGCCGGGCGGGACGACCGCGGACCTACTCGCGCGGATGGAGGTCGACGTTTCGCTGGCCGGCAACGCCTACGTGCGGCGGACGCGGGCGGATCGGCTGAACCGGTTGCGGCCGGACTGGGTGATCGTGGTGCTGGGGTCGCAGACGGACGCCGACCATCCGTCGGAGGCCGCCGATGTCGAGGTCGCCGGATACGTCTACGACCCGCCATCGGGGCCGATGCAGATGTTCCCCGCGGACGGGTCGAACGGCCGGGTGGCGCACTACGCGCCGCTGCCGGACCCGGACTTCCATTTCCTGGGCATGTCGTGGATCACGCCGGTGATCCGGGAGATGCAGGCGGATTCGCTGGCCACGGAGCATAAAGCAAGGTTCTTTATAAACGCCGCGACCCCGAACCTGGCGCTGAAGTTCGACCCGTCGCTGGACATCGAGAAGGTGCGCGCGTTCAAGGAGCTGATGGAGGAGGACCATCAGGGCGCTTTCAACGCCTACAAGACCCTCTACATCGGCGGCGGCGCGGACCCGGTCGTGGTCGGCCGGGACTTCAAGCAGCTCGACTTCGCGGCGACGCAGGGCAAGGGCGAATCGCGTCTCGCCGCGGCTGCCGGCGTCCCGCCGAGCTGGGTCGGGTTCTCCGAAGGCTTGCAGGGCTCGTCGCTGAACGCCGGGAACTTCAACGCCGCCCGGCGCCGGTTCTCCGACGGCACGATGATGCACCTCTGGTCGAACGCCGCTGCGTCGCTGGAGTCGCTGCTGACGTTGCCCGATGTCGGTGCGTCGCTGTGGTTCGACACGCGGGCGGCGGCGTTCATGCGGGAGGACGCCGGCGAGCTGGCGTCGATTCAATCCAAGCAGGCGAACACGATCGCGGCGCTGGTCCGTGAGGGCTTCACGGCCAAGTCGGCGGTGGACGCGGTCGATAACAACGACTGGGGCCGGCTGCAGCACACGGGCCTGACGAGTGTCCAGCTACTGCCGCCGTCGGACGGCCAGGAGCCCATCGAGGGCGAGAACGATGTCCCAACGGAAGGAGCCGGGCCGTGACCGGCGAACTGCATTCGCGCGTGTTCGCGCTCGACGACATCAGCATCCGCGCCGGTGGTGACGGCCGCACCGTGACCGCGTACGCGGCGGTGTTCGAGTCCCCGGCGGAGATCAAGGACAGCGACGGCCACTACCAGGAGCAGATCGGCCGGACGGCGTTCGATAAGACGCTGCAGGAGCGGGCCGGGCGGATCGGGGTGTTCTACAACCACGCCAAGACGCTGCACGGCGCCTCCAGTGAACTCGGGTCGGTGCCGATCGGTACGCCGCTGGAGATGCGGGCGGACGGCCGGGGCCTGCTGACGGTGACCCGATACAACAAGACGCCGCTGGCGGATGCGGTGCTGGAGTCGATCCGCAACGGCGACATCACCGGCCAGTCGTTCACGGGCCGGTTCATCAAGTCCGACCCGCGGGGCCCGTACCTGCCGGAGCGGTCCGGTGAGCTGACGCTGGTGACGCGGCAGGAGATCGCGTTGGTGGAGTACGGGCCGACGCCGATCCCCGCGTACGCGGACGCCGAGATCGTCGGGGTGCGCATGGCGCAGACGGTCGAGACGCTGCTGCGCGAGGGCATGAGCCCCGAGGACGCCCTTCGGGCGGCCGGAGGTGACGGTGACCGCGGCAACATCACGGCCGCGTCCGCCGGCGACCTGGACGAGGCGGCCCGCAAGTTTGCGGCGGCGCAGGGCTGGGCGATGCCGGATGGCTCGTATCCGATCCGGCCAGCGAACATGCACGGCCGCGGCGACCTGGAGGACGCGATCCGCGCGGTCGGCCGCGGCAGCGGATCGCACGAGGAGATCCGCGCGCACATCATCAAGCGCGCGAAGGCGATCGGCATGGCCGACATGATCCCGAGCAACTGGAACGCGGGCGCGCCGTCGGCCGCTGGTTCCACTCCCCCGAAGCCCGCGGGGCCGCCGGCCGCTGCGGGCGCCAACACGACTTCGAGCGGACGGGCGTCCGCCGGCACTTCAGCCGCCGAGGGCACTGGAGCCGCCACCGAACCCGCCGCCGAACCAGAGACCGAGCCGCGTCCGCACTCGGCGACCCGAAACAACTCCTCAGGAGAGAGTGAGATGGACGAGAGGATGACCGTCGAGGAGCGGACGGCGCGCCAGAGCGAGATCCGGGCGCGCATGGCCGAGATCGACACCGAGCACTCCGGCGCGGCGCTGCCCGAGCCGATCCAGACCGAGTGGGACGGCCTGCAGGCCGAGTACGCCGAGCACGACCGGGCGATCACCGCGTCGCAGGAGCGGGCGGCGCTGCTGCGCAACCTCGCCGAGACGCCCGGGGCGACCGAGCGCGTCGAGACCTCCCGGGCCGGGTTCGTCGGCGGCGCCCCCGCGGTGATCCGCCGGCCGGACGACATCTACGACCTGGCCGCGGTGCGGCAGCAGGCCCGCTCCATCGACGAGGTTCCGGGCCTGTACCGGGACCGGGCGATGCGCGCGATCGAGACCTCGCAGTTCCCGGGCGCGGGCAGCCGTGAGGACGCGCAGGAGCGCGCTGCGCACCTCGTCGACACGATCGACGACGAGCACGCCACCCTGGCGCGGCGGATGCTCACCACCGGGTCCCCGCTGTACGCGCGGGCGTTCGGCAAGATGATGACCAAGCTCAGCACGAACGGCCTCACCGCGGAGGAGTCCCGGGCCCTGTCGCTCGGCACCGACGCGTCCGGCGGCTACGCGGTGCCGATGCAGCTCGACCCGACGATCATCCTGACCAGCGACGGGACGATCAATCCGCTGCGGCAGGTCGCCCGCCAGGTCCAGATCGTCGGCAAGCAGTGGGAGGGTGTGACGAGCGCCGGCGTCACCGTGACGCGCGGCGCGGAGGCCTCGGAGGCGCCGGACTCGACGCCGACCCTGGCGCAGCCGTCCGTCGGCACGACCCGTGTCCAGGGCTTCGTGCCGTTCAGCGTCGAGATCGAGCGCTCGTGGAACGAGATGCGCGGTGAGGTCACGATGCTGCTGCAGGACGCCAAGGACACCGAGGAGGCCACCAGCTTCGTGACCGGTGATGGCACCGGCACGAACCCGAACGGCATCATCGGGACCCTGGCCGCCGGCAGCAAGGTCGGGCAGACCGGGGCGGCGGGCACGCTGACGGTGCCGGACGACATCTTCGCCGTGGAGGAGGCGCTGCCGCCTCGGTTCCGGGCGCGGGCGTCGTGGCTGGCCAACAAGTCGATCTACAACATGATCCGCGGGTCGGCGTCCGGCAAGTCCGGGTACGCGGGCGACCTGTGGTCGCGCCTGCAGTCGGGGATGCCGCCGGAGCTGATCGGCTACCCGGCGCGGGAGCTGTCCAGCATGGACGGCACGATCGAGTCGTCGGGTGCGGGCGCCAACCTGGTGCTGCTGTTCGGCGACTACATGCGGGCGTTCCTGATCGTCGACCGGATCGGCATGTCGGTCGAGGTCGTCCCGCACCTGTTCGGCTCGAACGGCCGGCCGACCGGTCAGCGCGGCATCTACGCGTACTGGTCGAACAACTGCAAGATCCTCGTTCCGAACGCGCTGCGCGTCCTGAACGTCGTCAGCCCGACCTGATCCGAGTGAGCGTGCGGGCTCCGGCCGGTCCCCCGTCCGGGCCGGAGCCCGCGCCCTGCCGGGAGGAGAAGTGATGGCGGGCGAAATCATGGTGGCGCGCCGGACGGCGACGCTGATGTTCCAGGGCCGCCGGGTGGTGATCGAGCAGGGCCGCACGACGGCCCGGGCCGGGCACCCGCTGGTGGACAACTATGACGGCATGTGGGAGCCGCTGACGGTCGACTTCGACGTCGACGAGGCTCCGGCGGAGCCGCGGGCCGAGCCGAAGCCGCGGGCGCGCCGTAAGACGACGGGCTGACATGTCGATCGTCACTCTCGACCAGGCGAAAGCCGCACTGCAGATCACCGGCACCGGCGATGACGCCGAGCTTCAGGGCTATGTGGACGCGATCACGGGCGTGGTCGAGGAGCATCTGCATGAGGTGGTCGAGCGGCGCACGGTGGTCGATCAGATCGAGGTGTGCGGCCGGTCGTTCCGGCTGTGGTCGGCGCCGGTCATCTCGCTGACGTCGGTCGTGAGCCTGGACGGCGCGACGACGTGGGATGTGAGCGCTCTTCATGTCACGTCGTCGGGGGTGGTGCGGGCGCTGTCGGGTCCGGCGCCGTCGGGCTGGGTGACGGTGACATATGAGGCCGGGTATGCGACGGTCCCGGACCGGTACGTCCGCGGGGCGCTGGTGATCCTGCAGCACGTGTGGGAGACGCAGCGCGGCACGATGGGCGCCCCGGTCGGTGTGGTCGGCCACGAGGAGACCTACGACCCGCGCTACAGCTTCTCGATCCCGCGCAAGGCGCTCGAATGGCTGGGGCCGCCGCGGCCGGTGGTCGCGTGACCTGGGCGAGCACCGTCCCGGATGTGATCGACGGTCTGCTGGCCGCGCTGCGCGGCTCGGCGGTGCTGGACGGTGTGACGGTGTTCGACGGGCCGGTGGTGAACGGGTCGACCGCGACCGAGGTCATCACGGTCGGCTACACCGGCGGTGAGGACGAGGATTCGGCGGACGCGACGGAGGCGATCGCGGGCCTGAGCGTGCAGCAGTCCTGGGAGCGCTACACGGTCCGCTGCGCGGCGTCGGTGCGGAACGGGTCCGCGGACATGACGGCGGCGCGGACCCGTGCGTACGAGCTGCTCGGCTACGTCGGGCAGGCCCTCGCCGCGAACAAGACGCTCGGCGGCGCGGCGATGAAGGCGACGCTGGGCGCGCACGTGCTCCGGCAGGCACAAGACACCCGCGGCGCGCTCGCGACCGTGGTGTTCGAGGTCGCGGTGGACGCGATGACGAGGAGATGAGATGGCGACTCTGACGACGCAGACGGCGGCGCTCGCCGGCCTGTCGGTGTCCTATGCGTCCGCCGCGGCGGGCGGGGACCAGTGCGCGACCGGGCAGGGCCTGGTGCTGCTGGTCGACAACGGTGACGCGTCCAGTCACACGGTGACGCTGGCGACGCCGGGGACGGTGGACGGGCTGGCGATCGCGGACCGGGCGGTGACGGTCCCGGCGGGTGCCACGGCGGTGATCCCGCTGAACGACATCTACCGGGACCCGGCGACGGGCCGGGCGTCCCTCACCTACGACGGGGTGACGTCGGTGAAGGTCGCCGTGGTGCGGGTGCCGTGATGGACAAGGTGACGCTGACGCACCCGGACCTGCCGGAAGCCCGGGTCACCGTGGACGCCCGGAGTGTGCCGCACTACGCCCGCGCGGGCTGGGTGGAGGCCGAAGACCCGCCCCCGGAGCCGCCGAAGAAGCTGCGCAGGCGCAAGCCCGCCGACGACCCCACCGACGACTAGCAGACCTCCCCCGGAAGGCCCCAGACGCGCTCTGAGGGCCTTTTTTGATGCCCAGGAGAAGGACATGACCGCCACGCCCATCGGCACCACCAACCGGTACATCCCGGACGGCACCCGCCAGTACTACTGGGTCGACTCGATCGCCAGCAAGGCGGCGCCGACCCGCGCGGAGCTGAACGCGGGCCACGACCTGACCGGCGAGGTCGCCGAGGTCTCCGGCTTCACCGTGTCCACGGACATGGTCGACGCCCCCGACCTCGGGACGCGTTTCACCGCGCAGATCTCCGGCCGTATCAAGGCCGCCGACTCCTCGCTGACGATCTACCTGGACGACTCCTCCGACGACGCCCGGTCGCTGCTGACCCGCGACAAGAAGGGCTTCGTGGTGCAGTTCCCGGAGGGCGACGACGACGGCGTCTCCGGCACCCGCACGATGGACGTGTTCCCGGTGCAGATCGCGTCGGCGTCCAAGTCCACGAAGATGGGCGACCCCGGCACGGTCGAGGTGGCGTTCACCATCACCTCCGAGCCCGCGGTGGACGTGCTCGTCCCTGCCTGATGGCGGTGGTGGAGGTCCGTGGCGGCGCGGAGTTGCGGCGGATCAGTGCCGAGCTGCGGCGGATGGGCGGCGGTGAGCTGACCAAGAAGCTGCGGCGTGAGCTGCGGAAGGCGGCGGCGCCGCTGGTCCCGGCGGTGCGGGCGTCCATCATGCAGATTCCGACGTCGGGCGACAAGTCGTCTGGGCTGCGGCGGCGGATGGCGAAGGCGACGCGGCTGGAGCTGCGGACGGTCGGCCGTCAGGCCGGTGTCGCGATCCGTGTCGACGGCCGGAAGATGCCCGCCGGTCAGGGCCGCCTCCCGGCCTACATGGAGGGGTCGCGGAAGCGCTGGCGGCATCCCGTCTATGGCAACCGCAACAACTGGGTGGGTCAGCAGCCGCACCCCTACTTCTACAACGTCGTCCGCAACCTGGGGCCCCGTAGCCGTGTCGCGGTGAACCGGGTCCTGGACGAGGCGACCCGAGAGATCAGCTAGGAGTCCAATGCCGCTGTCACGTGACCAGATCCTCGAAGCGAAGGATCTGGAGACCCGCGAGGTCGACTGCCCCGAGTGGGGCGGGTCAGTGCTGGTGAAGGCCCTGTCGGGCAGGGAGCGCGACGCCTGGGAAGCCAGCCTCGTGCAGATGCGCGGCAAGCAGCAGGTCCCGCAGCTCGGCAACATCCGCGCGAAGCTCGTCGCCCGCTGCGTCGTCGACGAGAACGGCGAGCGGCTGTTCACCGACGCCGACATCAAGGCGCTCGGCGAGAAGTCCGCCGCGGCGCTGGACCGCATCTTCGACGTCGCGTCGGAGATGTCCGGGATCTCCGAGAAGGACATCGAGGAGATCGAGGGAAACTCCGACGGCGCCCTGAGCGCCGCTTCTACTTCGAGCTAGCCCGCGAACTCGGCATGACCGTCGCCGAGCTGTTGTCGCGTGTGTCGTCCCGTGAGCTGACCGAGTGGGCCGTCCTGTACCGCATCGAGGCCGAAGAGCGTGAGGCGGAGGAGGAGGGGCGCCGGTGAGCACTGCGATCGTCTACAACATCATCGCCCGCGACGGCGCCAGCGCCGTGTTCGGCCGTGTCGCGGCGGCGGCGGAGTCGACCGCGTCGCGTGTGTCCAAGGCCGGTACGACGATGGTGGCCGCCGGCAAGAAGATGTCGCACGCGATCACGCTGCCGGTGACGGTCGCGGCCGGCGCCTCGGTGAAGATGGCGGTCGACTTTCAGGCGTCGATGACGCGGGTGTCGACGCAGGCCGGGGCGTCGGCGGCGGACGTGAAGACGCTGACGGACCAGGTGCTGCAGCTCGGGAAGTACGCCGAGCAGTCGCCGAAGGAACTCGCGGACTCGCTGTACCACCTGAAGTCCGTCGGGATGGACAACGTCAGCGCGATGAAGGCGCTGAAGCAGGCGTCGGACCTCGCGGCGGTCGGCGGCGCCAGCCTGGAGGAGACGACGAACGCGCTGGCGGGCGCGTGGCGGTCGGGCATCAAGGGCGCGACGGACTTCCACGGCGCGGTCGCGACGGTGAACGCGATCATCGGCGCCGGCAACATGAAGATGGAGGACTTCAACCTCGCGATCGGCACCGGGATCCTCCCGGCGGCGAAGACGTTCGGGTTGAGCCTGCAGAGCGTGGGTGCGGCGCTGGCGCTGATGACGGACGAGGGCATCCCGGCGAACGTCGCGGCGACCCGGCTGCGGATGTCGTTCTCGCTGCTGGCGGCGCCGTCGCACAAGGCCGAGGGTGAGCTGAACTCGATCGGCCTGTCGGGGCTGAAGCTCGCGGAGGCGATGCGCGGGCCGGGCGGCCTGATCGGCGCGATCGGCCTGCTGAAGGAGCATCTCGACAAGTCGGGCCTGTCGGCGAGCAAGCAGGCGCAGTTCCTGTCGCACGCGTTCGGCGGCGGCCGGTCCTCCAGCGCGATCATGACGCTGCTGAACAACTACGACGTCCTGCGGCAGAAGCAGGACCAGGTCAACGCGTCGATGGGCCGGTTCGACAAGGCCGTTTCGACGCAGCGGAAGACCGCCGAGGGCCAGTTCAAGCTGTTCAAGTCGACGATCGAAGTGCTGGCGGTGAAGCTGGGGACGGCTCTGCTGCCGCCGCTGATCCAGATCGCCCGGCAGCTCGGTCGGCTGGCCGACGGGTTCGCGAAGCTGCCGTCGCCGATCAAGCGGGGCGCGGTCGAGGCGGCTTTGTTCGCGGCGGCGCTCGGCCCGGCGATGACCATCATGGGCCGGATCGTGCAGGTCGCCGGGTTCGCGGCGAAGGGGATCGGCGGGGTCGCGTCGGCGGCGAGCATGACGGCGCGGACGGTCGGCGGGTTCGTGACGGGCCTGCGGAACATCGATGCGGCGATGGCGGCGGACGCGTCCGTGGCGACGCGGCTGGGTGCGGCGATCCGCTCGCAGATCCTGCTGTGGCGTCAGCAGGCGGCGGCGGCCGGTGTCAGCACGGGCCGGATCATCATTCAGGCGGCGGCACAGAAGGCGGTCGCGGCGGCGACGCGCGTGTGGGCGGCAGCTCAGGCCGTGTTCAACGCGGTCATGGACGCCAACCCGATCGCGCTGGTGATCCTCGCGATCGTCGCGCTGGGCGCGGCGCTGGTGCTGGCCTACAAGAAGTCGAGCACGTTCCGCAACATCGTGAACGCGACGTTCAACGGGCTGAAGACGGTCGTGCAGGCGGTCATCGGTTTCGTGGTGCCGTTCGTCCAGAAGCACTGGAAGCTGATGCTGGCGATCATCCTGGGTCCGCTCGGCCCGGCGTTTCTGATCATCAGCACGTTCTGGAAGCAGATCTGGCACGCGATCCAGGTGGCGTGGGCGCTGATCCATCCGGTGCTGAACGCGATCGCCGGGTTCCTGAAGGGGACGTTCCGGGTCGCGTGGATCGTCATCCAGAACACCATCAAGATCGTGTGGATCGCCATCCAGATCTACATCAAGATCGCGTGGACCCTGATCAAGGGCTACTTCAACCTGATGAAGTTCTACATCACCAAGATCCTCGCCCCGGTGTTCTGGTGGCTGTACAACAACGTCGTCAAGCCGGTGTGGAACTTCATCGCCCACCAGATCTCCGTGATCTGGGGTGCGATCAAGCGGACGTGGAACACGCTCGCCTCGTACCTGAAGGGGCCGCTGACGTCGGCGTTCCGGTGGGCGCAGGGCCAGATCCGAACGATCTGGAACGGCGTCGGGACGGCGATCGCGTGGGTGTGGGACCACGCCCTGCACCCGGCCTTCAACAAGATCAAGGACATGCTGAGCACGATGCGGGGCGCGTTCCGCACGGCGGTGTCCGGCATCAAGTCCGAGTGGGACAAGCTGAAGGGCGTCGCGAAGGCCCCCGTGAACTTCATGATCGGGGTGTACAACAAGGGCGTCGTCGATCTCGTCAACGGCATCGCGAAGTTCGCCGGCGTGAAGACCCGCCTGAACCACGTTCCGACGTTCGCGACGGGCGGCATCCTGCCCGGGTATGCGCCGGGCCGGGACACGATGATCGCGGCGGTGTCGCCCGGTGAGTCGATCTTCCGGCCGGAGTTCACGCGGGCGGTCGGCGCCGACTTCGTGCACGCCGCGAACCGGCACGCCCGAACCGGCGGCCCGGCGGCGGTCCGGAACTGGCTGACGGGCCCGCATGCGCTCGGCGGTGAGGGGCTGGCGTTCGCGCGCGGCGGCGTCGTGCCCGGGTTCGCGGGCAAGTTCGGGTTCGGCGGGATCGTCGGCGGGTTCGTGGACGGGCTGAAGAAGTTCGCGTTCGGCGCGCCGGAGAAGGCGCTGAAGAGCGCACTGAACAAGATCCTTGGCGGATCGGTGCCGGGCGCAGGCCTCTTCCATGATGCGATCGCGGCGATCCCGAAGTGGATCGCGGACCGGATCATGGGCTGGTTCAAGTCGAAGATCTCCAGCGGCGGCGGCCTGATCGGCGGGAAGGGCTTCGCGAACGCCCTCGCCTGGGCGAAGAGCCAGGCCGGGAAGCCGTACGTGTGGGGCGGCGTCGGGCCGGGCGGCTACGACTGCTCCGGCTTCATGAGCGCCATCACCAACGTGATCCACGGCCACTCGCCGTACAGCCGCCTGTTCTCGACGCGCTCGTTCGGCGCGTCTGGCGGCCCTGGCGGGTTCGTGCGGAACCTCCGCAGCGCGTTCATGGTCGGTGTCACCAATGCGGGCGTCGGCCACATGGCGGGCACCTTGAACGGCGTCAACGTCGAGTCCTCGGGCTCGCGGGGCGTCCACTACGGGCCGGGCGCCCGCGGCTACAACAACAGCCTGTTCGGCTACCGGTACGGCCTGAAGGCCGACTCTGGGGCGCTGCTGCTGCAGCCCGGTCTGAACCCGCCGGTCCTGAACGCGACGGGGCGGCCGGAGTATCTGGAGACGCCGCGGCGGGGCGGCGGCGGTCCGCTGGTGAATGTCGAGCATCTGGAGGTGCGGGAGAAGGCCGACATCGACCTGATCGCGCGCCGCCTGGAGAACCTGATCACCGGGGCGGCGCTGTGACGCTGACGAGCGTGATGCTGGTCGACGGGTCCCGGCAGATGATCCTCTACCCGCGTCAGGATCAGGGCGTCTACCTGCAGACGGTGGACGCCCCGTCGCCGGGGACGCGTGAGGTGACCGAGGACCGCACCGACGACGACGGGGCTCGCGACACCACGACCTTGTTCGGGGCGCGGGCCTGCACGGTGGAGCTGCTGGTGACGCAGGGCGCCCGCGCGGTCGAGGACGAGTTGTCCCGCTACCTGCATCCCCGGTCGCGCCCGTACCTGCGGGTGGAGGATGACGGCTGGACGCAGGCCCGATGGCTCGCGCTGCGGGTCGACCAGTTCTCGGCGCCGCTGTCGTCGGATCTCGCACCGGACATGCGGAAGATCCAGGTGCAGTGGAAGTGCCCGGACGGGATCTGGGAGGCCGCGGACCTGACAATGGAGCCGGTGCCCGCCGACGTCCAAGGCGATCCGGTAGGGGTCGCGTTCCCGGTGACGTTCCCGTTCTCATTCGCGGCGACGATGGCGACGGGCTCGACGATTGTGACCAGTCTCGGCGCCGTCCCGTCGCATTTCACGGCGCAACTGTACGGGCCGTGCACCGCACCGAAGCTCGTCAACGACACGACCGGCGAGACGATCGCGTTCACCGAGTCGCTGACGCTCGCGGCCGGCGAATACGTGGAGATCGACACGCGTGAGCGGACGGCGTTCCTGCTGTCCGACAGCAGCCTGTCGCGCCTGAACTACGTGGATTTCACGACGACCTCGTGGTGGCGGCTGGAGCCGGGCGACAACGCGATCCGGTACACGCCACGGGACGCCGACGCGGGCGCCACCGCGATCATCACCTATCGGCCCGCGTGGCTGTGAGGGGGACCTTGTGACTCTGCTGCGGCCGGTCTTCATGCAGGCCGGGGGCGGTGACGCCACTTTCTCCTATGACGCGATCAATTTCCGCAACATGCTGCGGGCGCTGATCCGGTCGGAGGGAATCCTGACGCCGGACGTGGTCGCTGGCGGCCTGAAGGTCACGCAGCGCGGCGCGGGCGCGAACTTCTCCGTGGACGTCGCAGCCGGGCGGGCGGCCATCATGGGCGACGATGTCACCGATCAGGGCGTGTACATCGTCCGGTCGGACGCGACGGTGAACCTGACGATCCCGTCGCCGCCGGGGTCGGGCACGCAGGTACATCGGGTCGTCGCGCAGGTCCGCGACAAGCTCCACAACGGCACGTACACCACCTATGACTGGGACCTGGAGGTGCTGCCCGACACCGGCTCCGGCACCCCGGCGCTGCCCGCGTCGGCGATCTCGCTGGCGCGGGTGTCGGTCTCGGCGGGGCAGTCGAGCGTCACGGACGCGAACATCACCGACGACCGGACGACGGCGAACCTGGTCACGGCGAAGCTCGCACTGGTCGACGCGGACTCCTCGCGGCCTCCGAACCCGTACGACTCGGAGAAGATCTACCGAACCGACAAGGACTGCGAGGAGATCGCCGACGCCGGCGCCTGGTGGGAGATCCCGCGGCGCGGCGGCGGCGGTTCCGCATGGACGACTTGGACGCCGACGCTGACGGCGGTGACGACGAACCCGTCGGTCGGCACCGGGGCGACGCGCACGGGCGCCTATTTCCAGGTCGGGAAGATGGTCACGGCGCGCGGCACCGTCAGGTTCGGGACCTCCGGGTCGAGCGCCGGGTCGGGCATTTACGAGGTGTCGTTGCCGGTGACGGCGAAGTCGCTGTCTCCGGGGCGGCAGCAGGGCAGCGCGACGGCGTTCAGCCATGCGGGTGACTTCGTCGACGGGGCCGTTTTCATCGAGTCCGGCGCGACCACGAAGGCGCGCTTGTCGATCGACTCGACGGTGGTCACGAACTCCTCGCCGTGGACGTGGACGAACAACGACCAGTTCGACTTCACGATCACCTATGAGGCGGCCTGATGGGGTTCACGTCTGCTACCAGGGATTTGGTGCTCGGCGGGGCGTCCGTCGCGTCGCTGTGCACGCACGCGAGCCTGCACACCGCCGACCCGGGGACGTCCGGCGCTTCGGAGATCACGGGCGGTTCGTACACGCGGGTCGCGATCACCTGGCAGGCGCCGTCCGGTGGGTCGGAGACGCTGACGGCGGTCGCGACGCTGCAGATCCCCGCCGGGACAACGTTCGGCTACTTCGGGCTGTGGAGCGCGGTGTCGGCTGGCACGTTCCGCGGCGGCGACGTTCTGACGGGCGGCGCGCAGTCGTATCCGACGGGCGGCACGTTCGATCTCAGCGTGACGATCAACACGGCTTAGGAGGACCAGTGGCGTACACCGACCAGGCGGCGCTGGCAGCGGACCAGACCTTCCGCGACAAGGTCCGCGTGGCGCTCGCGACAGCCGCCGTGCAGGTGATGGGCGAGGACAAGGCCGCCTACACCGACACCCACTTCGGGAAGCGCCAGGATCTGGCGTACCGGGTGCTGCAGGCCGCGGCGGACGGCGCTCTGCTGGAGGCGTTCGTGTGGGCGACGGTCGCCAACGTCGCGATCACCAGCACGAGCAGCGACAGCGACATTCAGTTCACCGTCAACGCGGCCTGGGACGACCTGGCCGGAGTGAGGATCAACGACTGATGGCCACCTACAGCATCGACTCCGCGGGTGATGTCGCGCTGTCCGCCGCCACGGCGAAGACCATCCTCAGTGTGATCGCCGCGTCGAACGCTCCGATCAAGCTCACGGAGTTCGGTGTGTCGTTCGACGGGACGTCGTCGACCGCTACGCCGGTGCTGGTGGAG